CTGGTTCTTCTGTTAGAGTACCATCATTCTTAGCTTCTTCTACTATTTCACTTAGTAGGTCACGAACTTCTTGGCTTTCTTCCATCGCAGGTATGGCAGCACAGATCATCTGCGTTAGGTGTGTGAGTTGGTAGTGATCAGTATCATTCATTACATTGTCTTCTGTAGATATAGTGCCTACCATCAACTCACCTGTCCACTTACCCGTATCATCTAAAAAGGGAGATAGCCTAATAATGTAATCGTTAGGATGGAAATCTATTAATATATTCTCGTCATTCATATTTGTGCTATCCTCTCTTTATCTTTTTGTATGGGCAGTTAATTAAATCTGGATGTTTGTCTTTGCCTTTTTCTTTCAGCCACTCCAATGGAATGATACGATCATGATACTGTATACCATTCTTCTCACACCATTGTCCATAGCTAGTTTTAGCACCCTTACTTATCTTAGAACGACTGTTAGTAAATACAAATCGTATGTCTAACTTAGGGTGTTGCTTCTTTATTAGCAGATGTTTGCGGCGATCTTCAGCTTTAAACATTCCCTTTGTCTCAATTATAATGCCGTTCTTCAATACAAAGTCAGGGGTATAGGTGCGATACATAAGGTCTTCCCATTCAATCTTGATCTCCTCATATTTGAATGGCATCTCATGCTCGATTAGATAGTCTTTTGTTCTGACCTCTAACCCACTCCTATACCCATGCTTCCTTGCGGCAGCGTACTGCTTTGCCTTCATGGTTTAACCCTCGTTTAAAGTAATATAACTTACTGTTGGTTTAACTCTAGCTTGTGATACCTTAGATGGTAACTCTTGTAGTTCTGGAAAACATTCAAACCTAAAGTCACAGAACTTACAGTTAGGATTTAGAATAGTGTTACCTGATGGCTTACCCCTAAACGTTTCTGGTACGGGATTAAAGCATCTCTCAAACTCATTCTTATTAACTGTGTCTACAGTGTCCTGTATCTTAGCTATCTCTGTATCCAAATCAAGGCCATCGGCAGGTACATACTTGATGTTACCATTAGCCTTGTTGACTACCCACCAACCACCGACTTTCTTACCAGTAGCTTTTGCGTAACCTGCAAGTTGACCAATGTAACCAAATGAATCACCCTTACTGAGTGTATCATATGACTCAAACTTGTTACGATATGACCAATCAGATGCTGACTTAACATCATCTAATGCACCATCCATAATAAGATCGTATGACCCATGTATTGTATCTTCGTTTAATTCTAGTTGAACAAAGTTATCTTCATCCTCATATGCTACACCTGCTTCGGTAATGATACCTTTAAATGCAGCTTCAACTATGTCTCCGAGTAACATGTTCATCACGAACGTTGTCGGTTTGGGCAACGCTTTCTCTGGCTTGTTCTTAGCAAACCAAAGCTGACAAGTAGGCTTACCTATGTTAGACATACGTAAACGAAACTCATCACGCTTGTTGCCCCCACCGAACTGGCGGCGTACTGAATCCATTACATCTTTACCAATCTGTTGTATAGTCTCTTCAGACATACGAGATTTACCAGATGTAGCATCTTCAAGATACTGATTTATCGCCAGTTCAGCAGGGTGGTTCATTATACGAAGTCCTCTGCGTCAATGTCCACAAAGGCTTCGACAGTATCTGTATCCACCTCTTCGTTTTTGTGCATGTTCTCATTCCATGCGTTGAGAATGTACGTATTGTAGTTCTCAATCCATGCAACAAAGTTAGCAAAGACTGCTTGCGACTCATTGTCCATGTCTAATGTGTTAGACAAGTCAATGTCAGTCTCTGGTACATAGAAACTGCTACCATTAGGTAGTGGTACTTCCTTGGTAGTAGAGGTAATGTAATGCTGTGGTGGTAGCCTACGCATCTTAGACAACTTAGCGAACTGTTCACCAAGTGTTTTGAATGCATCACGATTGTCAATCTCCCAGATGAATGCAGTAGTATCTACCTCAACAGGATTACCATCAGCATCAGTAGGATTAACCAACTCTACTGTACCAAACAAAGCACGTACACGTTTGATTGACTTGATTAAGTCTTTCATACTATCGGGTAGTGCCGCCCAATCCTTGATGAACCCTGCAGGTTTACCACAGTTGAAGCCACCATCATTATCTTTCATGTCACTGTTAAGATCATTAGCCATGACAGTCTTGACGAACTTGTTAGGTGTCTTATCACTGCCCTTGACAAACTTCTTGTACATGAATCGCTGTAGGAATGGTCGGATAGATACTTGATCAGCATAGTACGTAGGACCATCTGGTATCTCTAGTTTGTATGCACCACCGCCAATGACTTCTACGTTCTTCATCTTACCTGCAATCTCTTGCTGACCCATGATGGGTGTGTGATGAATACGTAGACGTGCTAATGTACTAGCTGACTTGCTAGTCTTAGGTGTATCAGCACCCATACCCATAGCTTGTGCCATCTCTGCAAAGTTGTTTGTGTCTACTGTTGTTACTGTGTTCATATGTCTTATCTCCTATATATGTTTATCAGACGAAAGGTAGTTATATCACACTACGTCTTTTGTGTCAAGCCAGTTAGGGCCAATTTTTGCTTCTAATAATAATGGTATGTTAAAGTCCAGTGACCACTTCTTGTTTACTATAGGTATCAACTTATCATTGGCTACCTGTATGATCTTTAATACTATTTCCTCTTCATCTGGGTGTATGTCAATTACAATTGAGTCATGAACTGTGTTCACAACACAACTGCGTAACTTGTTAGCCATCAATAACTTATCTATGTATATCAGTGAGATAGGTACGATGTCTGCTGTAGCGAACGATTGTACAGGATAATTTTTAATCTGTGTGAAATATGTCACACCTCCAAATCGTCTACGTTGTACATCGGGGAATGCAAACTCACGCCCTGATGGGGTTGTTATCTTGCCAGTGTTCAATGCTTCTTTGGCAAGTGCAGTGTGCCACTTAGCAATACCTGCATACTTAGTAGTGAACTGCTTGTAGTAAGCAGCTTCAGCGGTTGATCTACCAAAGCCACTTGCACCATACAAGGGGGCAAATGTGTGTGCCTTGGCATCTTGACGTGTCATAGGTTGACCTGCATCACTAATAACCTTAGCTGTATAGCTATGCACATCGAAGCCTGTAGTAACCTCGTCAATGGCAGTCATGTCTTGTGATAGGTAGGCAGCAACTCTGAACTCAAGCTGTGCAAAGTCAGCTTCCATTATCTGCCCACCTTTCCATCTGGATACAAACACTTTCTTAACAGGGAATGTACCACCACGTGGCATGTTCTGCATGTTAGGGTCTGCACCTGATAGTCTTCCTGTACCTGTACGATGCTGTAATAAACGTACATGTAGTAGGCCATCAGGCTTGACAAAGTTAGCAATGCCCTCAACAAAACTGCTTAGGTAAGTCTCAACTGCAGACAACCTACGTACATTACGTAAGAATGTTTCTGCATCTGTCATGTTACGTGACCTAGCAATACTCTCAAGGAATACTAGATTGTCTTTGCCTGTACCAAAACCATTGGCACTGACCCACTTGGCTGTAGGTGGTGTGAACTTTAGCCCAGCCAACCTACTATCAATATCAATAAAATTATATCCTGTAGCGTCACAACTAACGCATCTATTTGGTTTAGCATATGGTGTACCATCCTTCTTTTGTTTCCATGTTTTGCCACTGCCATTACATGTACGGCATTGACTAGCTTTCTGTTTGAATAACTTACTACTGTATGCATTTACATTACGTTTGTATTCTGCATCAGGCATACGATCATCAAACAATTCTTTCCAGAACTTCTTATCATGTGGCTTACGACTGTATATAACCCAAGACAATTGCTCTGGACTGTTGAGGTTAATAGGTCTGTCACCCATTAGCTCTGCAGTCTGTTTCTCAAGTGCTACTGTTAGTTCATTACGTTCTTGTTCGAACTCTTGTCTAACAGCGTTTAGTGCAGTCATGTCTACCTTTAGACCACGTTGATATATACGTGCTAGGTGTACAGCTAACTGGTTAGTCAGCTTGACTGTTGGTTCTAGTGTACTGCATCCCTCGTATGATGTCCGCAAAACATTGTACAACTGTTGTGTTGCATGTAAGTCAGCAGACAAGTACTCTGATAACTCAGAGTGATTCATATCACGTACTGACTTACCTGCCTTGAGCCACTCCTTCAATGAGTCTTGCTTCTGTGTCTCTAGCATGTAACGTTCTGC